ATGCGCAGGGGGGGTATCTATGGCGAGCCCCCCCCCACGGTCCAGAAGGTTCCTTACCCTTCTAATTCATCGTTGATTTCTCTTTGAACCTTCTTGTAGATCCCTAAAACATTCATAGAAACAATCTCATCGATTGCTTGCTCTATTGCAGTTGCTTCTTCTACTTCAGAAAGTTCATCACTAGTCCTAGCAACACGGGCAAGGTATGAACATGTGTAGTACCCTTGTGATGCATCATACCCTGACCACTTGTCATACTCATTGAAAGGGTCATAAGGATTGTCAGTTGTTGTTAACATACTAACTAACATACTAAGTCCCCCTTTCTGTAACATGTTATAGTACTCATGTTACTAACCCTTCTCTGTGTACAACGAGTCATTAAGTGTCTTAACAGAGATTCCCAATGCTTCTGCTACTTGTGCATGTGTAGCACCTGTAGACAGCAGCACATGGGCCCTATTAAGTTTAGTGCCTGCTATAGTCTTTATCTTGCGTGGTGTAGCCAACTGTTTGACCCTATTAAGGTCAGTATTGTCTAGGATGTCTCCTAACTTAGAAGGACTGATTGCGCCTGCTTGAATGGCTTCCCATTCCTTATCAGTTATCTCAACCAACGCCTTCTTTGCACCTGTTCTAGTTCGTGCCTCAGACAGTGCCTGATTACGAACCTTCTTAAGATCATCCTTTTCCATGTCGGGGGAGGCATCTTTCTTTCTCTTGACTATGGAGTTAGCAAGAATCTGTGCTTGCCGCTCCAATGGTTTGTTCTTTACTGCCTCTTTTAGTTTCTTGTCAAGGGATGCGACTTCTGATGCATACACCTTCTTTGCAGACACACTAGTAGGACGGGACTTGATGCTAATAAGTTGTTTACGAGATTCGTTAGCCAATCCCTTCATGCTATTAGCATACTCAGCATAAGCGTTTTCTACAGGACGGCCTGATGACAATGTATGCGCATCATGTGTTTCTGCCATCTTAGTAGAAACGATCATTCTTGGTTTGACCACTTCAGGAACATGTTTTTCGGGAATAAGTCTTCCCTTAGGCGACAGATGTGCAGGAATGGTGTGAGCAGGAATAGTGTATGTAGCACCAGTGGGGGTATAAACCTTTTCCCCTGTACGGGGGTTTATTGGACCGCCTTCTGCCATGCTACGAGGCCTGCGAACAGGAACTTCTGCTCGTGATTTAGATCTAGAAACTAGTGTTCCTGCGCCACCTTGTTTAGTGTTCTGGTATCTCTCACTAAGTTGCGAAATACCATGATCCACATAGGATTGCCTATAGTCCAGATTGTGTTTCTCTGAATCAATGACAACCATAGAATGGCGAACTGCCCTAGCCAGTTCTGCAGTGCTTGCGCCCTTAATTGTCATGTCAGTTATGAGATTTGAGACTTCTCCCATTTTAGTTTGTTTTACTTGTGGCTTAATGGGAGGAATCTTGGAACCTGCAGGAATGTGATACAGCTCAATAGGATCAAAGTCATCCAATGACTTCAAAGAAGCACTTGTTCTAATGTGACCTCGATTATTGGGAATGACGATGACACTGTCACCATCAAAATCCGCTCCAGACAGTTTCTTTGCCACATTAGGATGAATCCCAACTGCGTCTCTAGGGTTAGTCCCCAATACTGATTTCGCAGTTCTTGAATTGTTATTTACTGTGAGTTCGGGAATCTCAAATGTCCCTGCATGAGGATGCCTGATTAGAACAACTCTTTCGCCGTTGTTGAAGGACGGAGCATAAATCTCCGTTTCTTTGAGTTGCGTTACTGGCAGAATGACTTTTGATGCTTGTCTTGGTAAGGACGCCGCTTTTAGATGAACAGAAGATGAATCACAGTCATCAGCAAATGAACTAAGCAACTTTTTCTTGACTTCCGGGTTTGTAAGACTGTTAATCTCGTCATGTTCACTTTGTTTCTGCTTCAAGTCAAGACCAAGTTGTTTTCTTGCCAACGGAACAGATTGTTTAGACAGAATCTGAGAAGACAATGTCTTTGACCATCTGTCCCAATCGCCCTCTTCATTCACGACATTCAATGCACCTCTGCGTCCATCTTTCTTAATGGTCGAGCCAAACGGATTTTCTGGATCATCCTTTATAGGCTTCAAGACAGTGTCGTCTTTATGACCTAATGCTGGAGTGCCTCTTTTCTTCGCTGTGTTGTAAATGACATCAACGCCTTCAGGCATGCCATCACGATAAATGGCCATACCCTTCATATAATGCGTTTTGTCTACAGCAATACGAACTTGAGCATACTTAGATTGTCCAAGATCAAGATCTTTTACGCCTCGACGCAGTTCTATGACCCCATCTTTTAGTGTCCCACCATCTTCAGCATAATGGACCTTGATTCTTTTGGAACTGATGCTCTGAACTGGACCCAAATCATGACCTTTATCAAAAGACCGACCATAATCTTTTGAATAGGCATCAATTGGTTTGATCTTAGTAGGATCACGAACAACTTCAGACCAAGTTGTATCTGGTTTGCCCAAAGCCTTGACAATGGTGAATTGACCAGGAATACCAACTTGAGGAACGTTGACTCTGTGAACTTTGTAGCCATCTCTTTCAAGTTCACGAACAGCAAGATTCAGTCTGTTTCGGTTGACGCCCATATGGTTTTCGACACCAGTACCAACATCAATGAAACGCTTTTCGTCTACTTCACCTTTAAGAATGGCTGCTGTCTTTTTGGTAAGTGATGAGCGTTCCTCAAGAACAGGATCAAGAAGCGATCTTACAGAAGATTCGTTACGACCCATTCTTCGGCCAATCTCCATTCCAGAAAGGCCTTTGTCTTTGAGTCTAACCGCCTCTGCTGTATCAGCAGCTCTTTGTTTTGCTTTTTCAGATGACAATCTCGACCGAAGTTGAGTAGTTGTCATCCCTTCGCCTTTGGCAATGTCTACTTCTGACACGCCTTGTTTTCGAAGATTCTGAACATGTGTACGAAAGTCCACATGCCTCTGAGGATCTTGGCCAGACCCCCAAGGATATCTTCCTGAGCGTCTTGGCATACCATAATGCTCTAAGGTATCGCCCATAGGATTATCCTCCAATGATCAATAGATCTATCCTTTTATCGAAGGCAATGATCTTCTCCATGACTTGGAGAACTTCATTCGGTTCAGGACGGAAGACTATGACGTCATTCGATTGGTAGAGTCTGAGTTCAACCTCAATTTCATCCGGATTGAACTTGTACTCTAAGCAAAAGAGCGCGGCATAGACAATGAGTTGTATGACTGATGCTGGTGTAACCCCATTCTTCAAATCATGAATTCTCAGAAAGTTGTTACGAAACGAAATGGTGTCTGCAGTCCCAAAGCAGTTGTCTGAGTAATACAAAACGACTTCTGTGTCCATCTTGAAACCGATTGCGTCATTGACATACAGATTCAATGTCTTGTTTGACTTTGGGAGTTTGACACCAAGAAGAATACACCTGTGAGCCAACTCATGAAGAGCGGTTCCTCTTTGCGCTGCCCTAAATCTTGCAAAAGCAAGATCGAGTTTATCTTCAGTATAGTTGACCCAATGGTACTTTGACGCGCTTAGAAACGCGTGTTGCCCTTCCTGGCGCGAGTGCTGATTGAAGTTCACCCAATACCGCCTCTTCGTTTTCTGGGCAAATCATGGCTGCAAAAGACATTTTGCCAAGTCGCTCCAGATAATACTCCTGGTTCGGCTCGTACTCTTCGTCAATACTGCGTTTGCATTCCAAGACGGCCCACTTTTTTCGATGCAAAATCAAAAGGTCAGGAATTCCCTGCCTATAAGACGTGTCATTCTTCCAGACCTCGCAACCAGGGAATAGTTCATGTAGTTTGTTTATCACTTTTGGCTGAAATGTGTTTTCTCGCGGCAAGAACTACTCCTTTCTATACGCCGAGTCAACAAAAAGAGAAAAAGATACTCCTTCTCTTCATTAGAGGCCCAGTTTTCGGCGCGAGCAAAATTAAGAGCCGAAGCTCCTAATTTACACCATGCTTATGTTGCGAATAACGCTCATTGAAGTCTTCTTTGTTGTCGTACGACTTTTTGATCTCTTTATCGATGAACGATATAGATGTCAAATGGTAGTAATACAAGTCTTCAAATGGCGTGTTCAGCCGATCAATGCGACCTCCTGCTTGAATGACGGCTTTGTAGGAGTAATTCTGTGAATAGAAAATCACAGAATCGGTCTCGATACAATTCCACCCTTCAGCACCTGCCGCATACTGAACAAGATACATCCATTGCTCGGTATCAGGAATGGATTCATGTTTATGCCCATTCCATTGAGCAGTGGGGATTCCAAGATCGTACCCGAGGTTCAATAGCAAATCGAGTTCATAGTTGAAGTTGTAGAAGACAATGACTTTTGGATGTAAGTCCAAAAGATGAGTCACTGTCCCAACTCTTCTCGAATCGCTATTAACAACTTTCCGCATTATGTAGTAGAGTTCGCCAGCATCTTTGATGGGTCGCTTCTCGTAAGGATGCCACCGCATCTTAAATACCTGGTCAAACAACTTCTCATCATAACCGGTGTTGATCCAGTCATGATGTGCAATCGTCTTCTTCTCAAAAGGCATGAAGACGGTTATCGAATCTCTAAGTTTTTGCAAATGCCCGACATCCACATAATGATCGACTTTCGGATACCTAGTGCTTCGGCAAAACACAACATGCCGATAGATAAACTCAGTTCGATTCTTGTAGGAACCGTTTGCAATGAAGACAGGGATATAGTCCATCCATGTATCCCCAGGTGTTGCAGTCAAGAGAATCCAGTCGTTTCTTTTGGCGATCCTTATGAACGCCTTTACCCAAGCACCATGCCCAATGACTTTCTGCTCAT